GTAATCCGTGAAGACCCCATGCCCCAGCTTCTCGGCTAGTTTACGATTCTTCGGATCCACAAAGGTGTCTCGCGACATTGACAGGAACACGTTCTCATCCGATGTGCGTGCGATCGCCCGAGATAGCCCAGACATCATGTCGCTGACACGATTGACCGCGCTTCGAAACGCACTCAATGAACGTGCAGGATCCCCAACGAACGGGAGGTCCTTCACCTTATTCGTGACCTGCTCCACTCCTTCCAGAGCTTTCCCGACCTCTGCTGCTCCAGATCCAGTTGCCATGACCGCTTCGCTGGTAGCTGACTTTATTATATTGGATCCGCTCTTCTTCGTCGCACCTTTTGAGATAGCTGCCCCCAGGCCTTCAACTCCTAAATGGTAGCTCGCGAGATTGGCAGTCGCCGGGTTAACCATGGAGAGAATTTGTGTCTCCAGTTCGCCAGCCGTTGAAACGTCTTCTTCTGTGTAGCCGGGTGACTGCTTCCAGTATCCCCCGGGCGCACCTGGTCCCGCAGAGAATCCGGTTGAGACAAACTCGTTTGGTCTGGTTGCGCCAGACGCAACGAAAGATCCCACAACATCCCCGAGGATCGTCGCTTCGCCTTCCTGGTATTTTACCTGATCTGCGAGCAGCTTATTCAGTGCCCTGAATTTATTCCTGGCAGTCGTTTTTTCTTCCTCGCTAAACTGCCCGAAGGTTTTCCGCTTTCGACGACTCGCGCCAAACTTTGAATACCCGGGGGACTCACTCTCGTATCTGTACAATGATTGAGCGAACCCAATGGACGCCCCCAAAACACCCAGTTCACTCGCACCACGCAGCGCACCTTCAGCGAGGGATGCAGAGATGCTTTGGTTGTCAGTCTCCTGATCCTGGACCCAGTATCCCCCGGGAGCACCCGGCCCGGCGGAAACACCTGTTGGCACGAATCGACCTTTAGGTGTGGCAGCAAACTTCGCCGTGTCCAATACACTCGTCGCATAATCCTTCACGATCGGGATCACGGAGGAGATCATACCGTCGATGACTTTGTATGGATCGAACCCCTTCTCGATTGAGTATTCCAGGAAAGCGTCAACCTGCTCGTCGGAGTATGCCCGGCCAGGGTTCTGCTTCATGGCGTGGTAGAGCGTCTCTGGATCCTCTACAGAAAACTCATCCACTATGTCATTGAAGAAAATTGGATCCGACTCATCGACATCCCCCCCAGACATAATGTCCTCGAAGGATATGTCGGACGTTTCAGTCGATGGGTCCGCACCGGACATAATGGCATCAAACGAGATTAAATCTTCTGCTGGCATGCTTATCGCGTATTTGATTGGTAGAACGAAAGTGGCTGGACCTTTGTGGTCATGAACTCCTTTGACTTATCATTCCAGATAACGATTGTGTCACCGGGTCTGATAGTTCTTTTTTCGTAGTCGCTTTTAAAATACTTTTCGGCCTCTTCCTTTGATCGGTAGACCGCAGTAGGGGCGTTCTTGAGTGCTTTGTATTGAGAGACGTATCGACTCACATCCGTTCCGCCATCTGCCATCTGCTCAAGCTTCTTCCTCAAGTTGCGAGCAATAAGTGCTTGTGTCTGAGCCATGACAAGTTTGTTGGCCTCTGGGGTGTTGCCGAGACTAGCTACTGTTGAACGGTAAGCTTCAATGTCAGGTTCTGTCAGCACCCCAACCTCGCCAAATGTTCCCCTGGCTAGTTTTGGAATCAGACGTGTGATCGCTGACTTAAAATCCGCTATGCTCATGTCCTGTTGAGCGAACGACATAATCTGAGACGCGATATACCCAACACCTTTACCAGTGGGGGCACCGAGGTTCTCTAGTGCGCGTTCCGAATCCATCAGTAGATCCATCCCCATAAACGCATCTGCGATCTCTGTTGCCTCATACTGTTGGGGCGGAGGACCACCTCTGACTGCCTTCATCTTATCTTCCAATTGTCCGCTCGCGGTTTTGGAAACTCTTTCGATTGCGTCCTGACGCTGACGCGCATCCGCTGGAAGAGTGCTTAGTTTATAGGAAGCCTCACCTACCTTCTGAAGTTTGCGACTGGCACTTTCCATCTGCTCTGGAGTCAGGCTATAACCGCTGGGATCCACTTCTATGGACTCCCAGGTCGTGTTCTGCTTTGTGACTTGATCATTGATCATCTTCCACCGCTTATACCCCATGATCCTGTCAAGACCTGATGAAGTGTTTGGATCCACATCGATCCCACGCGCAGACATTTCTTCTGCCAGAACAGCGTTATCTTTCTGCCTGGCTTCCTTTCTCAAAAAGTCAACAGTTCCTTTTCGGTCTGCGTAGTTGGCAGCATAAACAGAATGGATGTTGTTCATGGAAGCAGCGACATCCGGATGAACGACCTTTGCCCGGTATTCTGAAAACAGGTCTGCGTATGCGTTGACATCATCTGGATCCAGATCTTTGGCCTTCTTCACAAACTCGGAGAGAGCTATCTGGGATCCGTATCGCTCAACAGCTTCGCGCTTTGCCACCTCACGCTCCAACTCCATCTTTCGCTTGATGCTTTGGACCTGTAGCTGAGCTGCCTCATCGGCAACCTTAGCTCGAGCCTCGCTCTTCGCGTCGAGGTCCGCTTGACGTTCCTCCTGTCGCCGCGCCCGGGCATCGGCCCGGAGTTGTGCGGTCAGGTTTATCCCACTGTTGAATCCACTCGCAAAGCTCATATTATTAACCTACAATTGCCTTTCCGAACCCACTGACAAATGGATTCTTCGAACCTTCCATCATCCCCCCCAGCCCTCCGGTAAGACCAGTCATAGCGACTCCCCCGACTGCTCCCAGAACCGTGTTCCATGGGTTGTTCTGAGCCTTCGCAATCGCGTTCTGTGACTGCTGCTGATAACTGTTCATCGCAAACTGTGTTCCCAATTGTCCAGCATTCGGATTGATCCCAATGCCCTGTTGAATGCCCATTGGGTTGAAGGCAGCTGCCCCCTGCTGCGCTCCTGAGATCGCTCCAAACTGAGCGACTGGTGTCACCCCGGACAGGAAGCTGGCAGCGTTGGCCAACCGCTGCTGACGAAGCCTGATCGCAGCATCTCCCAAAGCGAATGCTTCAGCCTGACCTGCGGCACTTCCCAAAATGTTTCCTCGAGCTGCTTGTGCTCCACGCACGCTCTGCTCAACCTGTGATCGCAGTTCATCACCGAGCCCATACCCCGCTTCCAGGTCTTTGATAGCCTCCTCGCCCAACATTTTTCTCACCTTCGTGCCGAGCGGATCGGACTGCTCAAGTTCTTTCATTCGTTGTGCGATAAATCGCTCACCGAACTTCTCCTGAGTGGAGATCTGTGCCTCCGCCAATGTATCTGCTGACTCAGCCAAAAACTCCAACTGCTGCCTGGTCTGGTCGATGTCACCAAAACCCGTGAAATCGACAGTCTTCTCGTTGCCGTCCGGATCGGTATAGGTTGCCCGTGTCCCCATCCGGGCAGCGGCCTCAATCAGCTTTCTGACCGGGAGCGTCTCGATGTCTGCCTCTATGCCCTCACGGTTTGCTGCGGCATAGTCTGGTGGTGGTGGTGTCTTCGGTGATGACATAAAAATCTCTTAAGTTGGTTGAATGTGTATTGCCTGAGTTTTCCTCCTCTGTGCGCCCAATAGGTCATGTCAATAGCTCTGGGGTCAGACCTCTCAAATACGTCAAGCATATGAGCAGCTGAGACACCGCTGATGGAGACCAGTTCGTGCAGATAAACATCCTGCCCACTCCGATCCGAGCTTTGCCAAAATACCTTCTCAATGTCCCCGTCAAACTGACGGATTTGTTTGTAAACACAGAACGAAGTGATCGCGCCGTCTGACTCCGTAACCATAAGGGTTCCATCGTTCGCGTGAAACTTGAGATGGTGTGCGATTTCTTCGTCGCTCCACCCGATAAATACGCGCCCATTTCCGTGTCTTTTAGCAAAATCGATGACATCTTGAATCCTCACTTTTGACTGTCCATGGTCTCTAGGTATGCCCCCATGGTGACGTATCGCATCGCGATGTAACGCTGCTCATTGTTGGTGAGCCCGGCTTCTGTTAGTTGTGTCTCCGGGCAGCTGGTCACACGCACCTGAAACTCTCTTCCAACATCGTTGCCGAGAAGTGATAGGTTGTGACGTATCACTCCTGGAGTTCCCAGGACAGAGGGCAGGATAAAATCCAACGTCAGGTCACCCGTCCCTGTCACAAGCAGTTGGCCCGATTCGATCGATTGAGGATCCAAACCATCCACGATCAATTCCACGTTAACTCTCGCCTTCGACTTGAAGAACTCGAGTTCGGCGAAGTCGCATTGTTTAGGACTGATCGGATCATTGAACGTCATCGCCCGGGTAACGATTTCAAACGGCACAGGCTTAAACGTCCCATCGAGGTTGTCAGTGAAGTCAGTCTCCACCGTGGCATCCTCGTCGATGTGGTCCCGGAGGTAGACGATGTTGTTGTAATTCGTGTCAGGCCAAATCAAGCGTCTACGACCGTTGAGTGGTTCATACACGTCGAACATGCTCGGTTTCCATTCGGTCCAGATCCCGGCCCATGCTTTGGTGTTGGTATCGTAGACGATGGTCACATTTGGGACAGTAGAGTTGAGATACGGCACAGTAAGCATGTATCGACCGCGCCAAAATGTGGCGCAGGATTTCTGTGCGTAAGACCAATTGATTTTCTCAATGATGTCCTGAATTGGCAGTGATAGAGGATCAGACGTTCCAATTTGGTCTTGTTGGTAAGCGGTCCCAATCGAGCGAATGCCATCGCGGCTCAAAAAAAGGATGTCGTCACCAACTCGCACTGCGGACTTCTCAGCGAGACATCCAACGCGATCTGAAACCATTTGGATTTCATAATTGGCGACATCCATCAACGATGGGTCCGCATTAATTATGTGAACACTGTTTTCCTTTAAAACTGCGATCCTGAAATCCTTGAATGGAACCAGTGCAACCACTTTGTCCGATCGTCCATCACCTACCCGGAGGGAATTTGCCCCATCAGCGGGGAACACGTCACCCAAAGCTGGGTCACTTACATCCGGGAGGATATTCGAGAAATGAACCTCATCGATGCCATTGGCGCACACTAAACGAAACCTGTGCGCGGTCAGACACCGAACATCAGTCGGAGCTTCTGGATCAGTGACCTCGACGGCAACGTCATAGGTTGCGATTGAATCCACATCGTCCCAGATCGTGTTGCCGTCAGCGTCCACCAGGATGTCTTCACTACCGTTTTGGCGAACCGCGATGATGGACCCGTTGCTGTCAGTGAAAAACACTGCTCCGTTGATTTCTGTGACGCTGCACTTATGCGCCTGAACGGAGGAGTCGTAGACATCGTTGAATAGGATCCCCTGGACATCTTCGGTGTGAAGGTAGACGTGCCCGTCGGCAAAAATCATCACACCGTAATCCCAGATCGGGGTCCGTAGGGCGATGATGGCATGAATGGTCCCATACACCTGAGTGTATAGGTAGTGAGCACCCCGGCGTGATTTAGTGATGCCGCTGGTCGAAAGCTCTACGTTTTTTAGATAGGATGCGGACTGTTGGGGAATGGTGGATGCGCGACCATACGAGTTGACACCACCGATCAACGGTTGAGAGTCAAATGCCAAAGGATCATCGGTTCCGTCATTGAAATAAACTGGCATCAGAATCCAAAATCATCACGGGTGTATGCCCCGTCTGGGTTTGGTTGAAGAACGCTCACAGCAGAAGACTGCCCCCTCTCCAGGTCTCGAACGATCTCGAGCAAACTGGACGCTTCACTAAATTTGATTTGTGCCTTCCCAAACTGCCTGGAACGCTCGAGCATGTCTCCCTCGGCAAACGCGATGAGAGCATTGTCAATGCCCCGGATCTGAGGTTCGTCGTAGTCGTTTCGAAGTGGACGAAGCCTTTTCTTACCGACCACAATCATACACACCTGCTCACCTGAAACGTACTCAGGGACCAGACTCAGTCGTAGTCGGCACAGAGAATACCTCGTCTCCTCCGCCGGGATAATCTGGTCGGTAGCTCCGTTGGAGAATGTGATGGTCCCGCTGGTCACAGGCTTTGAAACATAGTGGACCTCATCAAACTCCTGGGATCCGTATCGCGATGTGGTGCTGAGAACAAAGGTCTCGCTCACCGGGCGACCAGCGAGGATGCCCTTGAAGTAAACTGTTTTGCCGTCATCGGCGGAACTGGATCGCGCTCGCAACATCACTCGAAACGGATCCGATGAAGTAGAGTTTCCGAACGCGATTGGCTCGATCTCGGTGTAGGAAGCTGGCACACCCTCGGAGAACATTGCCTCCGGTTGAATGCGGACCAATGCCTGGAGATCACGGCAACTCA